TACAAGAAATAACAAAAAAGAGAGCTGGGGACTATACATCTTTCGTATGTCCACAGCTCTCTTTTGAAGTTATAACGCAGTATCCGCCGTCTATAAATGTTCTTTACTATTGTACCTTGCTGGGCAAATAGATACAATTGCTCAACAGATAATATTTTCTAGAATTTAAGAAAATTTGAAAAAAAGTGTAACATTTCATTATATTCGTTTTAACAAAAAAATGACCATAGCAAGAGGACCATTGACACGTATTTTCTTTGTTATGGTCATAACTCTTAAGTTGTGAATACAAAATAACCTCCGGAAATTACTTCCGGATGTTTTGTTGTAGTTGCGACCCTCGCATTACGAATTATGTGACTCGACTTTGCGTGAGTTGGCGTTTCTTTGCGAAACCGCATGATTGTTGGCAGGGCAGTTGCATCTAGATATAAATTGTTGGTGCTAGTTTGTGTAATTTTGCGCTAAATAAGGAACTAATAAGGAACCAAAATAGCATTTTAAAATGCATAATTATAAAAGTATTGAGGAGATAGGAAGCAATTTTTCTCAGGATTATAATGAGGCAACGGTTTTTATGTAAGTTTGGTTAAATATTAATGTTATGATAAAATAAAATATAAAACAAGTGGAGGTTACCATGATTGAACGCCAGGTTGTTGCCAACTACATAGTCCTGATTCTGTACCTGGTAGCGCTAAGTTTTATTTTCTTGGATCTGCCTCAGACCAAGGGTCAGTGGGGAAAATGCGCCTTGATAGCAATAGGTCTGTTGGTGTTAAATATGGTAATCTATAAAGAGACTGACCCGGATCAGCTAAGGCGCTTAGCTCCACTAATCCTTCATTTGCCGCTGCTGCTATGTCTCGTCCTAGTGTTTAAGAAACCGGTGTTGCCAGCTCTGCATACATGTCGCCCGTAACCAGGTAATAATTCACATAAAGCAACACTTAACCTGACACTCATCGGCTCCAATTGCCGAAGGACAAGTTAAATGCTGCTTCCTGTGTATATAAGCTAACATAAAATCCATATCTGTGTCAAAGTAAATAATTTTTGTGAGATAAAAAAAGACCATAGCCGCTAAGCCTAATTTGAAAGCGATGCTTGTATTTGTTACAATAAGGTTAACGAAAAATGGAACGGTAGTGATTAGCGTGCACACAGAACTTAAATCCTTATACGAGAATTTGATTAAAATTGATCTTTCCCAAGATGATAAAATTTCTACCGTAGCCGACCGTCTCCGCGACCATACCCTAACGTGTGCTCCTGCAATAGAGGGCTCCAAATTTAACTCATGTAAAGATAAGGTCAACAATTCATTTAGGTTGATGTACGTAGGTCGTGCAATGAACGGTTGGGAATTGCCCTGTGATAAAAACACATCCGACGACCAACTAATACCATATATCTTTAAAGAAACAGAAAAACAACAGTGCCATAACTCCACTTTTACTACAATTATGCAGGAAATCGGGCAGGGCTTAACCTTTGAGGGAAAATACAACTACAATACCTCTCCTTTTTGGCAATTAGCACATGAAATCTTGGCGCAAAGAGTTCATATATATTCAGAAGAAGCAACTGTAAACATCACCAAGGTATATAAAAGAAATGGTGTGCAGAGATCTGTGCTTATAGAAAAGCTGCCACGTTTTGACTGGCCACAAAACCTTCTTTGGTCTAACCTTTTTAAAGTATCACCTTATTTATCTGGTAACCCAAGTGAGGAACTAAAAGGAAAAATTCTGTCAACGTGTCTTGACATTATAAGTAAAGAAATCGAATTATACGAACCGACACATATAGTCTTTGTGACAGGCAACAATGGTTGGTTTAGATTATTTAGCAATGAATTTAACAACTGCAGCATAAGCGTTGATAAAGATGATTTGCCACAAAAAGGGCCACATTCTGTGCACCAGTTCATCTTGGCAAAAGGTTGCTTTGATTTTAAAAATATTAGCCCAAAGTTTGTGGTCACAGCACGACCTGAATCTTTTCGCATAAAAAGGGATTGTGCTGAAGTTTGTGCAAGGGCTGCTGAAGCAAAAGCCATTTTAGATGCGTTTGATAGTATCCAAAAATAAAAAAGGCGGTGTAATTATGAGTACTAATTATCCTTCTGGAACAAAACGTTGTGTTTCTTGCGAGTATTGGGACGGACCGCGCGACCTTGGCGATAGTAGAGGGAGCTCTGTAACCGTTGATCAAGGGGCTCGAGGCGCATGCAAAGCCTCTTCTGGATTATACAGAGGGCAACAGCAAGATGCTGAACATGGCGCTTGTAATTCTTATACAAAATGGAGAAAGCTTGACTAAATAACAGCTTAATAATATTATTTTTTTGTGTTGAACAGCACCGCCCAGCTTGGTTCCCAAAGGAAAGTCGTTCCTTATGGCCCTTGCCAAGCGGTGCTTTATTATTGTCGCTTTGAGCATAAAAAATGACCATAGCAAGAGGCGCATTAATACGTACCCTCTTTGCTATGGTCATAACCCTTAGGTTGTGAGCACAAAGAAAAAGACAAGATACTTGAATTGTACCTTGTCTTTCCACCTACCGAATAAATCCAAATATTGCTTAAGCACGGAAAACACTTATTCGACGTTAATTATAGGACGTTCTTTATCACTTGGTAGTTGCATTTCTTGCATCATTTCATCAGTTAATTTTTTACTTATCTTTTCACAATAGTCAACAGCTAATTTAATCTGGTCATTTTTTTGCTCACGAAATAACGCTTTATCATCAAATAATATGTTGTCAACATCACTAACTTCTATATTAGCCAAATCTTTTTTTATCTTTTCAATTATGTTAAACAAGAATGTCAGTGTGACAAGATTGTCATCATCAGGATAATTATGGCGATGCAACTGTTTAATTATGTTCAAGCTTTGATTAACAGATAATTCATTGCTATTAAGTAGTGCTACTTCTAAAAATATCTCCCAAAAATCAGTAGATTCACGAATTTTGTTTCTATTGAGCAGTAGTTCCGCCATCAGTTTTTCTTCATGGAACATAAGTTCTTGATTGCATCCCCAGCCGTGAAGTGTACACTTTACGAGATTACAGAATGATTTGATGCAGCCATCTCCTTCACCCATCTCACCTTTTTTAAACCATTTATATGCTTCGTTTTGGGACTCCTTTGTTCCTTCTGCGAGACAAATTTCTCCCAAAGCATTGCATGCCGCCGGAAAGTGCTCATCTGCTGCCATCTTTAATAAGCGTCGTGCTTCTTTCATGTCTGGCTTAACAAATACCCCTTCTTTATACATTAATCCTAACTCATATTTCCCAGACGCTCTTTCAGCAGTTGCTGCTTCAGAAAATAAATCGAACGCCTTCTCATAATCTTGCGGTAGATATTTTCCCTCCTTATAAAGTTTGCCTAATTCAATTTTAGCATCAACATTATTTCCATTAGCAGCATCTACAAATAACTCATTCGCTTTTTTTACATCTTTTTTTAAATTAATCCCATCTCTATAGAAAGTTCCGAGCTGATATTTTGCATTAACGTTACCTCCCTGAGCAGCCCATTTAAAGCATTTAAGTGCTTCGGTTGTGTTTTTTTCTACGCCAATACCATGAAGGTAACATTCTCCCAGTTCATATCTAGCTTTTGTACTATAAGTGGCTGCTTCTTTATACCACTTAAATGCCAATTTATGGTTTTCTTTTACACCAATACCAAACATGTACGAGTAAGCAAGAGCCATTTGCGCTTTTTCTGACCCGCCTTCAGCCGCTTTTTCGTAATGAATCATGGCCTGTTCCGTGTCATCTTTTATTAAGCGATAAAGATCTCCTTCTTCACATTCTGCATCAATATCTCCATTTTGTGCAGCTTTATCCAGCCAATATAGTGCTTTATCAAAATCACATGGTGTACCATCTCCATCCCTATAACATAATCCAAGTTCATGCTGTGCAGATATAACATCTTGATTGGCTGCTTTCTCGAACCAGTAGAACGCTTTTTCCCAATTTTCTTTTTTCTTAAAATCTGAAGCCACTTCCCATTGTGCATCAGCATTACCAAGCTCTGCTGCTTGAAGCAATAATTTGTCAGCCTCTTCTTCATCTTCTTCAACACAATCTCCGTTACCATAACAAATAGATAATTCATATAAGGCAGCTGCATCATTATCTTTGGCTTTTGTTTCAAGTGCCCTTATTTTTTCTTGCTTTCTAATATCTGCTGTCTCTGGGTCACCATATGGAAAGTTAACCATTAAACGCATTTCTTCCACGCGTTCTCCTAGTTCAGCAGCTTTTTTATACCATGTATAGGCTAGCTTTTCATTATGCATCGAGCCGTTTTCATCATTATAGATTTCAGCTAAAAGAGAGCATGCCTCTACATCATTTAAATTTCCTGCCTGCTCATAATACTTTATGGCTTTTTTTATATCCTGAGGAACAATCTTTCCTTGCCAGTAAAAATCCCCTAGATTTAATAAAGCATAGACATTATTCAAGCTAGCTGCTTTCTCGAATAAAGAAATAGCTTCCTCTTTATTTGCATTCGTCCCTAAGCCATGCAAATAACAATACCCCAACGAGTTTATAGAAGGAGGGTATCCTTTTTCAGCAGATTCTTGAAATAATTTAAACGCATTATTGTAGTCCTGTGCGATTATTTCGCCATCCATAAAACATTTACCCAATTTATACTGAGACTCTAAATCGCCTTCTCTTGCCTTTACCATCAATTCACTAAGATTAATTGCTTTGTCATCCATGTTATCCTCCTGGTGTAGCAAAGTTTTTATCAATGGTACTTTATAGTAATGCAAATCTATTCAACAACATCGAGCTCATACTTAAAAATTAATTCGTCAGCTTACAATAGTCTCTGTACACATACCCAGTTGCTCCGGCCTTTGTAACTTTATACCAGAAACATAGGATTTTGTATTTTTGTATAAGTTCTTTTATAGACATATTATTTCCCTCTATCTAGTTCCAAAAATATGATAACTCAACGCTATTAGGGTAGTCATCAAACCACAAAAATTCTCTATGTCCTACTGGCATCCGTTAATTGAACTATCGTCTATCTTTAAAACACAATTATTGTTCTTATCAAACCAATCTCCCTTTAAAAACGGTGCATCAGAACTTATTGAATATGCGCAAACCAAGGAAGTTAATCCAAAAAACAAAATAAAAGCCAGCATAAAAACACGGAACTTCTCTTTCATTTCGATGTCTCCGTTCCTTTCTTAACCACTAAAATGACATTGTCAAGAATATGCCAAATGGATATTCATTAAATTCTAAATATTCATTATTTCCAATAGCATAAGGCCCATTTCCGTTCCCGCCCTGAGGGACTGTATCCATTCTATAAGCATTAGCAAAATCTGCCGGCGAATTTAAACAATTAAGACCTGTTTTATCAAAATGTCGATCGCCCCAACGATAAATAGCTATTTTATATACCATGCCTCTATACCAATAAAGGTACATGGCAAGTTTCTGATACCACCAATATGGAGCTGCTGTATCACTACCCTCGAATTCTTTTTCTGGTCTTCCATATCTTTGCAGTACATCTTTTTGCGACATACCAATTCCTAGTCCGCCTACAGACTCATTAAATTGCGGCATCTTTGTTCTGCGAAAAATTTTATTGTTTGCAGCAATATACTGATGATAATTACCTTGCTTACTAGAAAAATTAATCAGTTTTAAATTATAGTCTTTATACTCACCATTGACTATTAATCGAACAGAAATATGTTCTCCGTGCCCATCGCCTCTGTTAATATCAATTATTTTATATCCGTTTAGCGAATCAGTCGAAAAGCTTAATCCAGGATTGCCTGATAAATCATACCAAACACCTTTCAGTTGGGGTAAATAATTTTCTATAACATTAGATGATGCACTGACAAATTGGGCAAACCCCGTCACCAAAAATAAAACAAAAGTTATAAATACACCCCTTAGTAGAATCTTCTGTTTCATTACAACACCCCCACAACGATTTTATTATTTTATTACATTATATCACCCTCATCAGAAATATTGGTACCATTGTCTTTTTTCACGTTCTTTTCGATGTACCTATAATAGTCCACATGTTTTCATATTCTTCTCAAAAAAGTTTACTCATTCAAGACATATAAGTCTGCTTTGAGTAAAAATGATTTTTTTCAGTAACTCAAACGCTCATTAGATTTCTCTAACGACCTTCGGTGTATGCCTTTTTACGACTTTAGACCTAGGGCTTTAGAAGTATCCGGCAACAATATGCTAATACCGATACTCCTTTAGTCGCATTAAACACCCTGTGACAAAAAAGCCCCACCGTCAAGCAGCCTTGTTGAATCATCCCCTTGTTTTTGGTATGCTTTCCTTGGAAAGTTAAGAGAGGCCGAGAGCATACTGTCTCGCACATGTTGCGAACGCCTTTTGGTAAGATACATCTTAGCTTTCCCCAAAAGAGCCTGTCTATCCGGTATAGCGGGCCTGCCTTTGGCGGGAAGCGCCCAGTAGCAGCTCTTTTATGAAGTTCTAAAGTGAGCAGAGATATTTGGTCTGTCTGCTCAGTAAAGCCAGATTAGTGAATCGGTCTTCTGGCGCTTTAGGACTTTAATTAAGTGGCTTGCTAGTTTATTCTCGAATGAAACATTGCTTTTAGCAGGTATGCCCCCCTGCTCAACACTTCCGACTTTATTAGTGTTTGAGCCATTTGAAACTGCGCCGCTGTCGGTAGCGGAAGTAAGAGATGGGGCCTTACTATAAAGCAATGTTTTATTTTTTTCTAAAAAATTAATCAGTTTTTTTACGACATAAAAGCCTAGACTACAGTACCACTGTGCCTAGGCCTTTTTCTATTTGTGTTGTTTCTTTATTTATTTATACCTTTTTCCGTCATAAAGCAGATATTCCAGACTGCCGTCCCTCTGAACATAAACCTTATCCACCAGGGCAGCCCAGATGTCTTCGTCAAATTCAATGGCAACCGGAGGTATTTTATCCACCCCTTCCAGATATGCCTGCAGGCGTACGGCCCTCTCTGCCTTGCTCTGTCTGTCGGCTTCCAGGTCCTTAAGTTCCTTGGCAGCGGTCTCATATTCCTTCTGACGCAGCTTAATTTCAGCATCGTATTCGGCTCTGGTTATTTTCCCCTTGGCTCCCCTGTCTATAAGGAGCTCCAGCCCATCCTCGCAGGCCTTGAGTTTTACCTTCTGTCCAGCTATGGCCTTATCAACCTTGTCAGTATTTTGCACCATCTCCAGGGCAAGCCTGCCGGTCTCAATGATCTCAGCCTTATCGTCAAAGAGCCTGTTCAGCAAAGACACAAAGCTTTGCTTAACGTCCTCTTCGGTAATATGCGGGGTATGGCATTTCTCGGTTCTTTTACCGTATTTCCTGTTGCACCGCCAGATTATACGCCGGTACTTATCGTTGGAATGCCACACCTTAATTCCAAAGTTACCGCCGCACTCTGCGCAGTACAGTTTGCCTGACAGGAAGTTCACGTAGCTTATGCGCCCTCTATCTCCTGCCATCTTCTCCTGAACAAGATCAAATATTTCTTTGCTGACTATGGCCGGATGGCTTTTCTCCACATAATACTGTTGGAGCTCCCCATGATTTATCTTGGTCTTTTTGGTTAAATAGTCCGCTACATAAGTCTTCTGGCTGAGGCACGCTCCATAATACTTTTCATTGCTCAGTATTCTCTTTACCGATTCGTTGCCCCATTTGTTTTTTCCCGTGGCCGTCTTATATCCGGAATCAGTAAGATATTTTGCTATATACCCTGTCGTGCATCCTTTTAAGTACATGTCATAAATCAGCCGGATAACCCTTGCTTCCTTCTCCACTATCTGCGGCCTGCCATTCGGCCCTTTCTCAAAGCCGAGAAAATTCTTGTAGTGCAGATACACCTGTCCTTGACTGAAACGCTGCCTGTGGCCCCATTTGATGTTCTCGGAAATGTTCCGGCTTTCATCCTGGGCCAGGCTGCTCATGATTGTCAAAAGCAGCTCGCCCTTGGAATCCGTGGAATGAATGTTTTCCTTCTCAAAGAATACATCCACGCCTTTTTCCTTAAGCTCCCTGATGGTGCTGAGCGTGGTTACGGTATTTCTGGCAAACCTGGAGCAGGACTTGGTGATGATCATGTCAATCTTCCCTGCCAAGGCATCTGCGATCATCCGTTTAAAACCTTCCCTGTTCTTGGTACTGGTACCGGAAATTCCCTCATCGGTATAGATATCCACCAACTCCCATTCCGGTCTTTCCTTGATGTATTTGGTGTAATAATTAATCTGGGCTTCGTAGCTGCCTTCCTGTTCCTCGCTGCTTGTCGAAACCCTTGCATACGCCGCCACCCGCTTTTTTACCCCCGTACCGGTAAGCGGTGAAAAAACCTCGACCGCCTTGGCGGGTATAACAACTACTTCTGTTGCTTGGTGCATAAACCTCTCCTCCTTGCTTTTTCTTTCATCTCGTCTGTCCAGCTTTCTTTCCTGGACCTGTCCTGCCATTCCACATTTCCGATGGTGCCGTTCTTAAAACGAAACTCCAGCCTGTTAGGCTCAGGCACCACGACCTTTTCAATTTCTGCTTCAAACACAGCCGCGTCAAACTCCTCAAGTCCCAGCACCTTGGCAGACTCCGTAAAGAGCACCTGCTCCGGTATGCGTTTTGCCTTCGGGCAGTAAGCCTTGCCCTTCAGATTATAGGTAGAGCATATCCAGACATATCCCGTGGAATGCCCCACGCATTTTCTCTTGTAGTTCTTGCCGCAGCTGCCGCAAACAATCTTACCTGTAAACATCGATGCAGTACCCGTTCTTACATTTATCGCACCTTTCCTTCTTGCCAGCTCCCTCTGTGTGCGAGCAAAAGTATCAGGCGAAATAATGGGTTCATGGTGGCAGTCCACCACGTATCTTGGCAGCTCACCATCGTTTACCTTTTTCGTCTTGCTCAAATGGTCCTTCCTGTAAGTCTTCTGCAGTATCAGCCTTCCTGTGAGTTTTTCGTTGGACAGGATGTACCTTATCCCGCTGGGACTCCACTGTCCGTTGCACCTTGATGCCTTGTGATGCTCGTTCAGGAAGTTGGCAATGCTCTGGCATCCCTTGCCGTCAAGGCACATATTAAAAATTGTCCGTATGACTTCCGCCTCTTCCGGCACCACGGTAAAGCTGCCGTCATCACTCCTTCTGTAACCGGACATCGTCAGTGCGTTAATCCTGCCTTCCTTGAAACCGCTCCTGATTCTCCACTTGCAGTTGTCGCTGACCGACTTGCTTTCTTCTTGTGCGAAAGAAGCGAGGATGGTGAGCATTACCTCGCCTTCCCCGCTTAGAGTATGGATATTTTCCTTCTGGAAAAACACATCTATGTTAAGTTCTTTTAACATCCGTACCGTATCCAAAAGGTCCACGGTATTTCTGGCAAACCTGGATACGGACTTGGTAACTATTTTATCTATCTTGCCTGCCTTGGCATCAGCTATGAGCCTTTGGAACTCCGGCCTGTCAGACTTTGTCCCGGTGATGCCCTTATCCGTGTACACACCCGCAAAAGACCATCCCGGAGTACCCTGGATGTAAGCAGTGTAGTATTCCACCTGGGCTGCCAAGGAATTAAGCATGGCATCCTTCGCATCAGACACCCTTGCATAGGCAGCAACATTTATGAGTCTGTATTTTTTGTGTTTTGTCGGTGCTATAATATCTACTTTCATCTTGGCACGTCCCCCTTTCAGTGTTGTATATTAGCTCTGATGTAAGATTGTATCAAGCTATATTTTCTAATTTATACCGCAAAAACGGCTTGTACCTGGTCTTCAGTTTCAGCTGTGCATTTCTAAATTCTTCAGCCGTCAAAAGACGGCTTTGACGCAAGCCCTTTAGGAAGGTCAGGGATAAGGCATAATTAATTTCTTTCTCATAAAGTTCTTTTTTCATTTTCAAATCTGTCCTTTATATAGCAGGCATGGCTGCAATATTTTCTTTCTTTTTCACCATATGTAACAAATGTCTTGCCACACCCTTTACATTTAAATACCCTTACAGCCTTGCTTGGTGAAAGCAGCATATTGTTCTTCCACCATTCGTATCGGCATGTCCTGGAGCAGAAATGCTGACAGGAACGTTTTTTCTCCATCTCTTTACCGCAGCCAAGGCAGTTTTCTACATTAAGTTTTTGGGATGCCGTTTCCTTTACTTCCCTAACATAGCTCTCTACCGTGCCGATATTAATACCCAAACGTTTTGCAATAATACTGTTTGCCAGCCCCACTTCCTTCATTTTTACCGCTGTCAATCTGTTATCCATAAATACCTCCCCGTAAATATTTTTGCACCACTGCCCCTGCTTTGTAGTAATGCATATTAGCTCTAATCACCGAACGTATCAAGCGGCTATTTCTTTACCCATGCATAAAACAGTCCGGCACTTAATACGTAGGCAATGTTACGCTGCCTTTCAATTACCGTCCTCCTGGACTTCTCCTCTTGTGCGTACGTCTTTAAGGATTCGTTGGCTTTGGCTAATAAGCTCTCCTGCTTCTGTGAGGTTGTCTTCAACCCGTCCAGTTCGCTCTGCAGCAGAATCAACTGCTTTTTGGCCGCGGTCAATTCTGACTTCGACACTTTCAGCTCGTTCCTTAGCTCCGACAATTCCTTTTGTGAGTTCTTGTTGAGAATCTCCAGCCTGTTTAAGTTGTTCTCCAACCGGCTGAGTTCCGTTTCCGTTATCCTGTACTCTGCTGCCCAGGAAGTAGCCGGTAAGCATGAGCAGGAAAGAAACAAGAATAATGAGAACACCAAATATAATGTATTTCTTTTTATCATCAATCACGACACCACCTCAATTTTAAAAGTGTGTATTTCTCTCTAGCCAAAATTCACAGGACAAACAGTATGTACCCGCCTTTAAAAACCGCCCACAAGCAAAATGGCAAAGCTGTTTTTTCAGTTATTCTTATGAAAAAAGCTATTATTGCCTTTTTTAATTCAATAAGTTAAAATATAGACAAAAGATGGATGACGTGCTGCCATTGGCAGTCTTGAACACGCCATCTGTTTTTTTTATGAATTTTCCTGCCACCAGACGGCTTTGCCTCTTATCACCTCGCCACCAGGTTTCATGACCTTGCTTCCCGGCGTATCCGGCAGATACCATAAATCCCAACGTTCACAGATAGTTGACGGACCATACTCGTCCTCTTCGGCAGCCTCACAATGTGTCTTCACATGATCGTAATCGATGGGGATAACCATTTCCTTACAAAGCACTGCTATAACCTGAGCAACGCCATCCATCTGCTCCTGGGTTGGAGGATAATCGCCAAAATCCGTATCATAGCCGCTGTTTGCTTCTGCACCATAACAGCAGGCCAGGGCAATTCCTATGGCACCGGTATTTCTCCTCCAGGTATGGGGAAGCTTTTCTGTCAAGTCATCGGTGCTGGCATAAATACTGCCATCGGAATCGATGTTGATGTGGTAATCCTCAAAAAACTGGTGGTATCTTCCCGCCGTCCAATGAACATAGATTTTATCAACATAACCCGCGGCCTCTTCGGCCATGGTTTTAAGTTCTTCTAAAGTTATTTTTCTCACAATCCTACCCCAGCTTTCTGTCTAATATTTCTTTTAATCTCTTGGCCTCTTCCACCCCTGCGTCTTCCAGGTTTTCCACGATGGACAGAAGCTCGTTAACGGAAAGGTAACCGACAACCAGTGCTACCGCCATGGCAGGTCTTGCCTGGCCCATGAGCATAAGGTCAACCACTCCGCCACAAAAAGTAAGAAGGCAGTAAATAAACATCTTGCCTATGAACCTGTTTTTCATTACCGTAGACTTTATGTACCCGGCTCTTCTTGCAGCCGGGATATTTTTTATCTCCTTCAAAATGTTTGCTTCCTTGCCTTTGTTCTCAAGGTGCATCTTGGAAAGTGCCAGCCACTTGGTCCCCAGGTCAAGAAACACCAATACCGCAAAGGCACAGATAAGCTGCACGTGAAGGTTGTAAATCGTGGCAAGAAAAAAGGACGTTATGAGTTTTACAACCCATACGTCCTGAAGATTTTTTATGCTATCCGTGATAGCCAAAAACAAAGCATCTTTATTCAATTGTCATCACTCCTTTAGTTTTTTGTAATTACTATACTGTTCCTTATGTCTTCTGAAGCCATGGTTCCCGTACTGGTCCAGTATCCCAGATAGAGCATATTATGGTCTGCACCTGTCGTAATGGTAAGAGTTCTGGTCTGATTGACACTCGTTGTCCCGTTGGTATCAAGCACATCCATGATGACACCGGAAATTACCGTTCCCGTTGCAGGCTGTCCGTTATAGCTGAATATCCTGAACCTGGTATCCATCAAAAGCTTAACGGTATATGTGGTATTCGCCTCTACCGCACATCTGGCCATGATGTTATCCGAAGTTGATGTATTGAAGGAAAGATTGGCATAACGGATGTAGGCATAAATATCAGCCACGGTTTTGTCAAAGATGTTTGTCCCTTCACCGCTTAACTTCCAGATTAAGTCATTGCCATGATATACCCTGCCTATCTTGTTACCGCCTACATACACTTCCTTGATGGTCTTGCCGTTTATGCTGATCATGACTCGGCCTCTTTCACAAAGTAAATAACGCCGGTAACCGGTTCAGCCGGTAAGCTGTCCACCACCTGTATGGTAGGCTCGCTTAACGTCTGCCACGCTCCGGACAGATAACGATAATTGCTGCCGTCAGCCAGGCAGTATAGCTTCAATCCATCAAACGGGGCATAAAATTCCCATCCCGCATTAAGATAATGAGCTATCTGCTTTTCCTTGCCAAGGAAAGCTCCTGTCGCACTTTCTCCCACTAAAAAAGCAGCCCCTTCTGTGGGACTGCCGGGAGGTGCTGATAGAACGCTTTCCACCGTTAAGCCTGCAAACACATCAAGTTTGTTAAAGGCTTCGTTTACCGTTGTTTCCTTCTGTGACTGGTTTACCTCAAGGTATTCCAGCCCTATTTTTTTCGTACTGCTCACAGCACCAGCTCCTTTCCTATCCCCCTGCCCCTTACTTCGCTAATCTGATAAACCCTGACCTTATTGAAACCTGCATCTTTCTGCTGCATTTCAGGCGTATATATAAACTGCGCACTGCTTACAGCCAGCATCCGCAATACCGTACCTGCCGAATTAAGTATTTCTACCTCATAGGCTTCGGTGTTCTCAGACAAGGGAATGTCAGCGTAATCTTTCCACCCGCCGTCTTTCCTGGTCCTTCGTTTCCAGGTTATTACGATGTTGCCGTCCGTGCGCCTTGCTCTTAAAGAACACACGCTCCAGGGACGATAAATCTCCCCTTGCGGCCTGAACACATAGTTTTTGTAGCTGTTGTTTATTACGCTGCTGCCCCTTGGCCCTATGCGCAGACGCACATCCGTGTACCAGTCATCCTTGCTTATGGGCAAGGCTGAAATACCGGTACTGTTCAAAAGGATGAAACGCTCACCAACCCTGTGGCCATCCATTTTATGTTCTGTGCCGTTCCTGCCACGCAGTAAACCGCTCAGCCTGTAGGTCCCTTCGGAGACAAGCTCCGCTGTTGTGAACTGTATAACCTCATCACCCACCACCGCGGCATTGGCGAAATTCAGCACCTCTGCCTTGGTATGGCTTTCCAGGACACCCGCCGTAAGTTTCACGTCAACGGTATGCCCGTTATCCCAATACTGCGGATAAGCACTGCCCAATGCAGTCAGGGTTTCACCGAAGGTCGCAGCACCGGTAAAGGTCAGCTGATGCTCGTAGCTCACTCCTGCGTCATAAGACCTATAGACATTTGCCCCATAGAAGTTCTTTGCTCCTACGGCAAGATAAACGTAATCCTCACCGCTTGATGTATCTATTGCCACTTTTGGATAGTCCAGAATAAAGGCAAACACCTCGCTGGGTGTACTGACAATGGCTTCCGGTACTTCATCCACCGGACGAGTGACCAAGGTATAAGTCATTGCGTTTACGTTCGATGCCGAGATTACATTAAGTCCCGGCCTGCCAAAGTTAGCCTTAGTGACTACCACAAGCTGAGTACCGGTATCGTTTGGCATGGTAAGCTGCAGTACATCACCAGGCAGTATGTAGCCGTACTTCATCGGCAGCTTGAACTCATGTGTGGTCCTTGCCATCCAAAGCTCAAAAAGCCTCATCTCGGCCACGGACTTGGCAGCGCTGTCTGACATTACCACATTGGTGGATAAGCTTTTCTCGCTTATGGCACCCGTCAGCTGTCTGAAACCGGTCTGTGTTCCGGTCTGATAATCATTGTCCTTGGAAAAATAACTGATAGTGAGTCTTTTCGGCAGCTCCAGATCATACTGCGTCGATGTTTCTATGGGCTCACCGCTGTTCTTGTTTTCAAAGGCACCTATCTCGCCTTTGGAAACAGCCACTACGGTTGAAAAATCCCTGGGAGCAAAGACAATCCTGCCAAAGCGCTCCGCCCCTTCAAACACATGAACTATTCTCAGCTCCTCCATCTGTTCCCTGAAAGTCTTGGAACCGTTACGGATAAAACCATCAACCGTCATGCTTGCCAAAGCCGATGCCTCTACCTGCTGCTGCAGGATAAGCCCCGCATCGGCACTTATGTCTTCAACAATATCTTTCAGATTATTCTTAGGGAACTGCACCACAAAGCTGAAAGTAGGTATCCTGTTGCCGTAATCCGCAAGCACCAGGTTTTTGATAACGATGTAGGCAAGACCTCTGTAAGCCGGTACATTACCTGCTCCTTCAATAGCCTCCATGAAGTCATCCGGCATCTGGTTTTCCGTACCGTAGTACAGCCTGTAATCCAGGTTGTCCAGTGATATGGAATTACCGTCTGCCCACACTTCGCTTATGCCAACTATGGGGCCTTCTGCCAGTGCTATGGCAAAGGATGCTGAATATGAATAAGTGGTTGTGGTTGTTTCGGCACCACCGCCGCCTTTGCCGCCTGCAGAACTGGTTGTCTTTTTTATGTGTTCCGTATATTTTGTACCCCAGATAATGTTGCCGGTAAGCCTGACTTTGCCGTAACCTTTGGATATGGCACTTCCCACAGTACAGGTCTGTACGGATAAATCATCAACCTTTCCCTGGCTTACATTGGTACCGGAAGACAAGGAAGATATTAAATAGTTGTCCACTACCGTGGCTGCTGTCATGATCAGGAAAGAGGCAAACAGGCTCATATGGTTGGCAGCAAGAAATAAGGACGCACCAAGTGTAGCCATTAATCTTCCACCTCTCTGAATTTAAAGGCACATCTCAGCCTGCTTTTCCAAAAGCTGTCCAACCGGCTGACTATAACCTTGCCTGCATCCATGTCGCTGTGAATGAAAGTTCCCTTCCCTGTATAAATGCCAAGATGATGGCAGACAAAACTGGGCCTGAAAGCAAAAAGCAATATGTCCCCTGCCTTGATGTCCGTCAGTTTTACCTCATCCATGATTTCCTTGCAGGTTTCATACAGGCGTTCTTCCTTCCTGAACAAATGCCAGGTGGCAGGATAGTCCATTATCTCAACCTGCGTACCGGTAATATTGGCATAAACTCCTCTGGCAAGTCCTGCACAATCACAGGCTACCTGCTTTGTTGCCTGCTGATGCTGCCATCTGGTACCAACCCAGCCCTCGGCTTCTTTTACGATTTCACTACGTTTCATGCTCCCACCTCCAAAATGGCATAAAAATAGCACCGCCCATTTGAGCGATGCTATTAAATAATCAAAATAACCATTCACTAAAATATTTCAAACTTTTTCAAAAAACAGCCCATGCTTATTACAAAACACAAAAACTATTCCGCTTCCTATCTTACGAAACCTAAGTTCCGGTGTTTGTTCAGGATATAATTTTTCCATTTGAATATGACAGTCTGTAACATAGGCAATAAAAGAAATGTAATGCTTTTTTTCCATTTGATGATTCAAATGTATATACAATTCGTTCTCAACATTTTCTATGTGTATTTCATGTTCTTCATCAGCCTTTTCAGCTTCAAGTACCGGTAGTCTAATTCCGCAACAGGAAAAAGCTCCTTCTCCCATAGAATGTATTACATTACCACAAATAGGACAAACATAAAATTTGCTTTTCTTCATGTTGGATGGAACGTTTCTATTTATTGCAACCTCCCCACTTAATAATTCTGCCACAGACACTGATAATGCGTCAGCCAGATCGTTTAAAACGCTTATATCCGGCAACCCTTTATTGGTTTCCCATTTAGAAATAGCTTTATCTGAAAGCATGATTTTTTCTGCTAATTCCTTTTGTGTCATTTTCTTTTTTTCGCGCAATTTTTTTATTATTTCTCCTGTAATATATGTCATTATTAGCACGTCCTTTCAGCCAATATACTATTATATTACGATTTCATATTCAACCTACTTATCGTAGAGTACTACTATTCCCACTTATATGCCCCTATCCGTACATCCTCGCCTTCAGATACTATGTTGTCGGATGCGCTTACCGGATAACTTGCAGAGTAGGAGTTACCTATAATGTATGGCTCTCCCCTAAAGTTGGCCAGATTGTTGAACCTGTTCCTGCAGGTGGTAGCATTGCCATCGCACCCTGCTGTTATCTGAAAAGCATCACCGATACCTACTGCATAGGCCATGGGTAAGAACAGCTCAGTTTTACCCGTGGCATAATATTTCTTTATTTCCATGCGGCTGCCTGCGTTCTTACCTGTCTGCCAGGTTATTAAACCGTAGTCAAAGAAATCCTCTGCCTTCTTAACGCTTATAACAAAGGTGCCGTCCTCATGTATGCCTATGACAGTTCCGGAGAATGTCCAGTTAGGAAGGTAAATACCGCATTCTGTACTGCCAAGCGCAACCCTGCAGCTCTTCTGGTATACCTTACCGCTTTGCTGCTGATAGGCTTCCATAAGGCCCCTTATCTCTGCCTTGAAACCGTTCTTGCCATAGGTCACTTCCCCCAGGATGCCTTTTCTCATCAGGAATACTTCATCCTTGGTGTTCTGATAGTTAATAAGGAACACTTCTATGGCAGCATTGGTATAGATACCTTTTCTCAAATCCTCTGCCGTAATGGCATCACTTCTCAGCATACCTTCGGCATCAAGGTTGTCCACTGCCATATCCCCGCTTGTGGAAACTGCCGTAGGAGCAAACCCTGTTGATGCCTTATAAACAACACCGTTATAAGTAATGTCTTCATCATGGGATGTAAACCCTAAAACCACACCATCACTCCTGGTCACTTTCCAGCACCAGGCGCTGTGGACTATTTCATTCTGCATCCAGGGAATGCCATACGGCTGTGCCACGGTAAGAATAATGAAGCTGTCCTCCAGCATATGTGCCAAGGTAACAAAGCATATTCTGAGAAAGTCTCCTTTTGCTTCGTTATCACCTACCGTATTAATGGCCCTTGCTGCCTTAGCCGTAATTCCTCCCGGCTGATATACACGTTTCAGATCTCCGGCTGATTCACCAATCCCTGCCGTTCCTATTTCCCTTAAGGCACTGGCAACAACACCGCCCTGCCGATAGGCCCTCATAACATCACCGGTGCATTCATTATCACCTGCAGTGCCTATCGCTCTTAGGGAACGAGCAATAACAGGTTCAGCACTGTATATTCTTTTTAAGTCACCCGCCGTCTCGTTATCACCATGCGTACCTATAAGCCTTATTGCAGAAACCGTCAATGTTACACTCATGCTGTTTCATCCTCCACATAGGAAACGGAAAACAAATCTGTAAGAGCCGTGGTATCGGTGTTACACGCTTCAACAAGAAGCAATATCATCACATTGGTATTTTCGACCGTAAAAGTAGTTCCGGAAGGAATACCGATACTTCCGAAGTTCGCATTTTCACAAAGAGTCTTGAATAGCTCCAAACTGTTTATTGCAAAATATGATGTATTGTTATATGAACATGTAATGCAAAAAACATTAGTTATGCTTCTCACAACCACATTCGTTGCCCTATACCCTGCCTCACAGCGCAAGCAAACAGGTACGATCGCACCTCCGTAGTTCTGATAACCTGCCTGCGAATTGGTCATGATACCTTTAATTACGGTGCTGTCGGTCAGCTCCTCTCCATCTGTCCCTCCGGGAGTTCCGTTTAAATATAGTTTAAGATGCGCCATTATAACAACTCCTTGCATAAATTTTTGTGGTTAAATCAGGGCTGTTAGTTTCGTCCCCGCTGGCTGCGGCAAGAACCATCATCTTTATGTTTGTATCTCCCACTACCTTTATAAGTTTCTGACCTCGATAGTAGTAATTGCCATCATAGTAAACGCCATCATTGGTGCTATAGCCATAATACCCACCATTTTGGCTAATCGTCCCTCCGAAGCGGAACTTTCTTGCAGAATCACCACGTATTTCCACATTGACAAGGTAGTATGTTTCACCTGCATCCGCCCTGATATAGATAGGCATTGCCTTATAGAGTGTTACTCCTGTACCGGGATAAAAGCCGTCAAATAAAAGCGGTTTGGTAAAATCACCATTACTCAGTTCTTCTCCATCCTTACCGCCTTCCGTGCCGTTTATATAAAAATGTAGTGCCAAGTTACACACCTCCAAAATAATCTAAGTAAAGGAAGTTTGCAGTGTTGTCTCCGTAATCTGCATCTTCCGGTATATTGCACTTTATAAAAAAAATGACATTCTCGTCTTTGATGTACGGAATGTCCAGTCTAAGGCCCCATTTTGCACCATCCAAGGAAACACCAAACCACTCTTTCTGTGGCCCACCCAAAGTAATTTTTACAACACAGGCAGGCTTAGAAGTACTGATAGCTCTTAAGGCATAGGTTTTCGTTACCGGATTACCTCGTGTGCCTTTAAGAGCTATTTTCCTTGTCGTCGTTATTAAATCTCCATCTATACTTCCTGCGGTCACTTCACCGCCATAAATGCTTAATACACTCATAAAACCTCCTTTATGCATAAAGAAAACCACTTCAGAAAAAAATTCTGAAGTGGTAAATCTATGCTAAAATCCATAATCAGTGTTTAACAATTCATCAGCTATTTTAATTGCTTCTTCATCATTGCCAGTTGCAGACAGTGCAATCAGCAAATCAAATTTTACACTATGCAATCTAAGGGGATTTTCTAATCCATCAGCACATCTTTTTTCAAGCATTGGTACTGCATATCTTAGAATTTTTAATGCTTCTTCATTCCTGGCAACATTATTTAAATTATGTGCCACTAACAAATTTACCTTTAGCTGAAACCCCTCATCCATATTCATTTCTTTTGCTTTTTTTAATAGAATTTCACTAGCATCAAGACTTTCCTGGTTGCGTTCAAGTAAAGACAATGAACTAGCAATATTATACTCATCATTTATAACTTCAGTACTATAACTGCCATTTTTTTGTTCATGCAAAACCCGTAACCTTTTTGCACAAAACAAGACGTCCTCAGATTTGCCTGATACTCCGGTCATCATCTGGAGAGTCTCTAAAATTTGAATTGTTTCATCTACATTTTCTCCAAGTTCATTATCACAATATGCCAAAGTTTCCCACAGCATTGATGTTGCCGTTTCAATTTCTCCACAATTTCCCGTAAAAAGAGCCAACATCCTTTTTGCTTCTATTCCCGCTTCACTAAACTTTCCAAACACAACATAAACAGCATCAAGAATATCTACACAAATATTCTTTGCACTTAAACTATCACCGCTTTTAAAATAATCCCATGCCAAATCAGATTGCGATTCAATTGTTTCAGCACTATATTTGCCAAATTTACTTAGGTTTCCTTTAAACAAAACTTCATCTAATTTAATAGCTGTATCATACTCTTGTGTTTTTATACAAGCTTTTGCATAAACACGAGCATCTTGTAACACGTTTGGTTCTAATGTTTCGTTGCCACCCTGAACTTCAGCTATTGTCGTTATAGCCGTTATAAGCGTTTGAGCAGCATCAACATAACGTCCTAACTTATAATAATATCTAGCTAAATTTTGTGTAACTATATTAATGATTTCAACTTCAGATGTGACATCAAAGACAATTTCAAAAGCTCGTTCCTCATACTGTGAAGCTTCGCGAAATCTCCCCATAGATGCCAATGTTTGAGCGTAATTACTAAAAATTTTTATTGTAAGTTCCGTATAATAATCTTCTTGAGTATCTATCAAATCTACCAGCTCTTCAAAAATATAAACAGCTTCATCCCTTCTTTGCTTTCTATTAAGTTCATTTGCTTCATTATATTTTTCACATAGATATTCATTAAAATCTAACTCGTTAACATTGGCCATATTTTTTCCCCTTTTACATCTTATTTTGAATACGTACAACAGGAAAGAAAAACTGCACCTTTATTTTAAATTTTACACTAAAACTTCAGTTCTATCAATGGTATGTCTGTCCACCCTGCTGCCTGGACCAGCTCCCAGTTCGCCGGCATGGAATCGGTATCAAATCGTACCGGTACATCAAATTCAAAGCTTGCCATGACTAGGGTATTGGCAGGAGGTGCTTCATTAAATGTCACTATCCCACTTGTAAGATCCACGCTCCAGTTAAGCTGCTGTTCTGTTCCTTCCCGTCTCTGCCGGATTTCCAAAGCCCTCCGCCAGGTAAATTCTGTCTGCTCATCAATAGGTACAAAATATACATGAACGGAATCGGCTACAGGCTTTAGTATCTTTCTCTCCTTGGCAATCAACAATTCCTCATCTATGTAAAACTTTCTCAGCTGAAACACTTTGTTGCTGCCATCACCGCGTCCCAGGTATTCCCTGTCTCCGGCATGGTCAAAGTAATCATAAAAACGAAAGCCGTATGCCTTCCCGCATCTATTGTGAAAAAAGACGAGCAGCTTATAAAACTCGCCTTCTTCCTTCACTCCCAAAGACACACTGCCGGAGCATCTTGGATACTGCCAGTTGACATTGCGCTGCTCTGCACCATTGGGCATCTGCACTATATCAGTGCTGTAGCTTGGCCCAAAGGTAGAGCCTGCACCTATGGTTAAAGGAAACCTTACTTCATGAAAATATCCGCTCATTAAGTATTTCTCCTCCCCCTGGCTATCATTCCCGCAATTCCCGCACTTATCTGTGCCCTGGACTGCTTAAAGCTTTCAGCATCAGGCGTGTTCACATACATGTTAACGCTCCCTCCACTTAAAATGGACCTTGTGTCTTTATTGTTGAATATCCTTGAAGGATGGTTTAAATACAGCAGCTCTGGTCCCTGTTCACCAACCAGGGTAAGGCCGCTGCCCACACCACCGCTTGCAAACTTGCCAAAGTTGTTCTTCGGGTTTATTCCAAACACGCCAAAGAGCTGCTGAACAACCTGTGCCGCAGCCCAGCGGGCAATCATCTCGGCTATCATGTTTATGAAAGATTTCAATAAATCTGCAAAAGCTTCCTTGAGACTCTTTTGTCCGGTAATGACATCCGTAAAGAAATCACTGAAACTGCTCTCCACATCCCTTATGGAATTAAGGAAACTTTCCTTAAAGGTTGTGTTGGCATCCTTCCACAGCTTCTCATACTCATCAGCGTAGGTTTGTGCATTTTCCAGTCTCAGACTGTTGCCTGCTTCTTCAGTACTGAGCAGTTCGCTTACCTTGCTAAAGTCGCCTTCATTCTTGGCCTTTTCCAGGTCTTCGATATATTTCTGGCGGTCATAGTTTAAGTCCTTAATCTTTTCCTGTGTTTCTTCCTCTATTAGCGTTCTTTCCTTGGCTGCCTGTTTAGCAAATGAAACCCTGCCACCTTCCACTTCTTCAAACTCAAGGCCGGACTCCTTCCATGCCTTACGCATTACCTCCTGCTCACTGGCAGTGCTCTTTGCATAGTCCAAAGCCAGGTCCCTGTAGGAACGTTCCATCTCAGTGATGCTTTTTTCACATTCCTGTTTTGTTTCCACAAACTCTTTTCTTACTCCCGTAAGATTGAGCGTTCCCATTCTGTTGGACACGTTTTTGGCAAGGTCACTTGCCTTATCCTTAATGGAATTAACAGTGCTTTCCCAGTCCAAGGCTTTCTTTTTAAGATCAGCGGCACTGGTCTTTTCACTTGTACTGCCTTTCGTGTAAAGCTGTCCTGTCGCTATATAGCCGGTGATGCTGTCGCCAAACATCTCCTGGGGAGACAGGTCTGATTCCCATACACCGTTATGGCTCTTGCCGTTCTGAATGACTCCGCCTTTTTCAGTAACCATGGCAGCGTGCATTCTCGGATCCCAGTTGCCGTTTACGTCATAACCGCCAACTAAAATAATATCCCCCGCTTTGGGAGAATATGATGTGTCTCTGTCCAGTCCCTCTTTCTTGGCTACGGCATAGGCATTATCCACATTGATAAGTCCTTCAAACGGTGTACCTTCCAGGGCCATGCCAATGGTACGCATACAGTTGGTACCGTCAGCCGCATAAAAAGCAATCTTGCCCTGCAGGTTACGCATATTGTCCACTGCCTGCTTACCGTATTCGGTAGTCTTGGCAATCTTGGCAACATCACTCTTTATAGAATCTAAATCAGCAGCCGCCTTGCCGGATCCACCTGTGCCTACTTCATCGGTAGTGTTTCTGCCGGGAAGTCCTTTATAGGTCAGATCAACCTTGTTTTGCTCAGCAAAGTTCTTGGCATTTTCCAAAGTACCGCTTAAGGCTTTCTTGGTCTTTTCCCAGGCTGCATCCATGCCCATGCTGTCAGCTGAGTTTTTAAGAGCGGCAGCGTTCATGTCGTCAGTGGCAAGCTTTATGTTTTCACTGACTGCCTGAGTCCAGTTCTTGACGGTATCTTCCATACCAAAGAAACTCATTATGGGTGCAAGATACTTCAGTGCCGTACTGGCGAAACTCCACAACTGCCCTAAAATGGCATTGCCTACCGTGGCGGTCTTGGACTTTATGCTCTCCCAGGTGTAAAACCACAGTTCCCCCAGCTCCTTAGTTGCCACCATAACAACACCAAAGGCAGCCCCTATAACAGCAGCCGTTGCTAAAACCGGCAGGCTGATACCTGCAAAAGCAATCGCAGCGGCAAGTGCATGAGCTGCCAGAACTATGAGAGCCGGTACGGCCACAGCCAGTACCATGGCTGCCAAAGCACCGATAGCTGCAATAGCCTCAGGAGGCACCATGTTCTTTAACGTTTCGTTAATGCCATAATTTTTAATGGACACGGCAAAAGCACGTACCGCCTTGCTCATTTCAGACATCTTTTCTTCCAGGCCTAAAGAATCTATCATTTCACCGCCTATGCTCTTCATGGCATAGGTCACGTTATATTTCATCGTACCCAGTGTTCCGGTAAGGGATTTTTCTATGTTATCCATTCCACCGGCAAAGTCCTTCTGCATCCCCTGCATCATGGCTCGCATTGCTTCAGAACCACTCACGGTTCCTGCCTTCACCTGCTCCATGGCACCTGCCACATCTGTTCCCAGGTATTCTGCCAGATACCTATAGGCATCTATCTGCTGATTTGTCAGAAGCTTCATTTCCTTGGCAGTAGCCTGTCCTGTCATGCTCATCCTGCCCATGGCATCACTCATTGCTTCCATGCCGGCTTCACCGGTACCTGTCATGGCAGCCGCATTACCCAGGGTGTTTAAGACTGCTACCAGATCTTCCGCAGCAACCCCATAGGACAATAGCTTTTGTCCCATCTTCTCCATGGCATCACTGTCGTAGGGAACATTAGTCATCCAATCAGCAAGGTCATCCAAGGTTTTTTTAGCTTTGCTTGCACTGCCGATAAGACTGGTGAAGTGGCTTTCCATGAGCCTGTCGTCATCTGCCATCTTTATGCATGCTGCCCCGAAAGCTCCCAGGGCAGATGCAGCAGCCATCAGCCCCGTGGCAAACACTTTAGACATCTTCATGGTTTTTACACCGAAAACGCTGTTCATGTTCTTTTCCACATTGGCCATGTTCTTGGAGAAATTTTCAATATTTGCTTTGACGAATATCGTCATTGTCTTCGCATCGCTCATTTGACTTCACCTCCCATCTTATTTTTAAGGTAATGCAATTCGTCTTCCTGTTCTTCCTTGCTCTTTGTTATTTCCTGCTTTTTATACGGATCGAAACCAAGGATGTCCTGAACAGCAATGCTTTTCTTAATATTGCAGCCACAGGCATTGATGATAACCGTGGCAAGCTCGGCTTTGCGTATGAACTCCGCTTTGCCAATACTGCGCTTATATTCAAGAGCATCCTTAAATTCCTTCAGCGTATACTTACCCAGCTCCCATGGTTTGAGGCTTAACTCTGCAAGAGCAAGTTTCTCAACCATACGCACATAATCCGTGCAGGAGCAGGTTACTTTTCCCCCGTATCTTCTTCAGGCTCCTCTTCCGTCTTCTTGAGAATGCCTGCTTCCACCAACGCTTCGTTTATCTTACCGGACACGTCTGCCAGGGTACCGCCCTTCTGCAGATATTCCTGCAAAAGTATTCCTGTCCTGTCCAGGGTAAGACCTTTTTCCTTGTGTTTCAAACCACCCCAGAGCAGAGCCCTGATCAAGGAAAAACCAAAAAAGGCAGGATTGGCAAGCATGGCAATAAGGCTTTTACCGCCAAACACTTCTTCCACTGCCGTTACGGCATTAATGTCATAACGCAGGGACCTTTCCTTGCCGTCCAAATTAATGTATACCATCTATTAACCTCCCACGGCCGGAGCCGCTGTTCTTACAGGCTTGCCTATACCGGACAAAGTCAAAGTGTAAGTCGCAACATCATTGTGCGGACTGGATTCGCTTAAGTCCGTAATGGTTGCCTTGCCCGTCCAGTAAGAACCATCCTGTCTTGCATATTTTACTGTTACAGGCTTTCTGTTCATGTAGCACTCATCAAGCTTGGTGTAGGCTTCATCACCTTCCAAGACTAAGGCATCTGCATCAATGCCCCAGCTTCTCAGGCCCGGAATAGTATCCTTCCAGCCTTCACTGGTTTTGGAGCTTGCATCAATCTCGTCTGCCTGCCTTTTAAAAGTGGCACTGCGCTGACCGCCTAGAACCTTATATTCCGGTGTGTCATCAGTACCGACATTCACGGAAATCAAAAAATCCACGCCATCTACAGGTGTACTCATATCTTATCCTCCTTATATATTTTGAGTTTTATGTTAATCGTTCCCTGCCTATATTCCTCGATACGTTCTACTTTTACTAGGTCTAAAGACTGAGTAATGACTTTCAGGCTAGGTCCTAAGTCGTAGTCGGTATCGGTAAAAGCAGCACGGATTCTCTCCGTAATGTTGTTTATTTCCTTATCACCCTTATAGTCAGAATAAATAAGCACTCCCGCTGATACTTCAAAACCTTTGGTGGTCTTGGAGTCCCAGGGAGTGCTTTCTACTTCTGCCAGTACTACATAGGGTTTCTTCTTGTTCTCCGGTACGCTGTCAAAAACCTGGCAGCCGGAGCAAGCTACAAGTTTATCAAAAATAGCCTTATTAACTTCCAGCAGCATTACTTATCCACCACCTCCCCTATTTTCTTCATGATATCTTCTTGTACTTCAGGCAGCACTTCTTCCCGGCTCTCTTTCATAAAGTGTTTAGGCTTTATGCCCTTTTTAGTACCATGCTCATGAAAATGGGCAATGTAGGAATAAGGTTTAACGAAGTAACCTACACCACCCTTTTTCATCTTCTTAACCTTGATACTTTTTCTTAATCTGCCGGTATCCTTCGGTGCCTTTTTCTTAGCTGCCTTCTGAATCTTTCTGGCACCTTCCTTAGTACTTTTGTCTAGAACATCACTCATGGCCAAGCGTACCGTCTTTATTCTTCCTAAAGTTTTAGTAAGGCCTTCTACAGTAAGGGTAGTATTAGGCATCTGGTGGCACCTCCCTAGCAATAAGCTTCAAGTAGCTATTTTTCTCCATGATATTAACCGCAGGCGCTATCTGCTCAAACTCCCTAGTACCGATATATAATCTATCGGTAAAAAGCACGTCCTTCCTGTACCTCATGGTTATTTCATAATCAGAAATGGTCATAACTTCTTCAGCATCCAGTTCCTTGCTGACCGTCTTATTTACCAGCTTGGCCCACACCTTGGCATATTCCACATAGTTTTCAGCATAGCCTCCCGCTTCATCCTCTGTCTTAGTCAGGTGCTTAAGGGTTACCCTGCTGTTTAATTGTCCTGGATTCATCCTACCACTCTGCCTTTCTGTAAGGTCTTAGCAAGGTATAAACCACCTCTGGCACATCCTCACCACTACGTTCTTCATAGAAGTGAGTGACAAGGATCAGAATAGCCTGCTTAATGGGAGGTTCCATTAATTCTTCAGTAAGTTCATACCGGAGGATATCTTCACAGCAGTCCTGGGCCAGGATAATAAGAGAGGAGATGAGGTTGTCTTCCTCATCCCCGTCTATCCTTAAATATGCCTTAGCCTCTGCTACCGTTATCAGCTTGTCACTCATCTAGTTCCTCCTAGGCTTGCAGTTTAAGAATCTGTACTGCTTCCGGCAGGATAAGCTTGCCATCCACACGTTCCTTAACTACATAACCAATCATGCCATTACCGGCAAAGAGCTCACGTAACTCTTGCATAGATCTGGTGCCTCTATCGCCAATGTTGTAGTAGCTGTAATCACCAAAGGAAATGTGCGTCTTAGGTGCATAAGCAGAGGTGTATACGCTATAGCCTAAAAGCTTATCCGGCTCGCCTGCCTGATAAGAAGGCTGCCACATATAAGCGCCATTGTTGTCCTTCAGCTTACGTAAAGACAGTAAAGTCTGGTCGTTCAAAATAAACTTGGCAGTCTTGCGGTATGGTCTCTTTAAAGCATAGACCAGGTCTAAAACATCATCGGACTTAATGGCAGCGGTCAAGGTATTAGCCACAGTGCCACCACCCGTTTCTGCAAAAAGGCCCAAAGGCTTACCTTTGCCATCACCGTTTAAGAAAGCATCTTCTTCAGCATTGGCCATAGCCTTGCCAAATTCGGTAATGATGTAGTTCTCAAGGTTAAAAGCATTGTCGTAAAGCAATTCTTCGGTAATCTTAATAGCCACATGAAGCTTGTGAGCATCCAGTAAGGTCTGGCCAAAAGTAGCATCACTAAACACTAAAGCGCCACCTTCTTCAATCCAAGCTGCAGCCGGCTTAGTTGCTGCGATATTAATCTTATGCTCACCGGAAGTAGTAATAGTGGTAGCCAAACCACGCATAATGTTATCTTCCGTCAGCACATCAATGATGCGCTTGTCATATTCCTCAGGTACCAGATACCCGCCATCGGCATCAACGCCTTCTTGCAACAGATTAGATACCTGTTTGAAGTTGGAACGCATAGCCTTCAGTAAGTCCTGGGCATAACCTTTTCTGGCACGAG